CGTTTGTTCTGATACATCGCCGGGTTCTTCGACTTCCAGCCAAAGTTTACCCCACGAACCTTATACCGCTGCTCTTTCAGCCGGTCAAGTACGCCGTAGCCGAGTCCACCCTCGTCGATGACCGTGAGCGCCGGTTGGTACTCTTCTATCGCGTCGATGACGCGTCCGACCGTCTCCATCGTGTCTTCGCCTTGGTAGCGTTTAATCGCGACAATATCTCGTCCTTGTCGAACAACGATGACCGTACTGTCAGCTCCGCCTCGCGCTGGATCGACTCCGATAATGCGTGGCGCGCTCTCGTCCTTGTACCGTGGCCGACCCATAGCCTCCTCCACAATTCGCGGACTAATGAACTGGTCGTCACCGTCCGAAGGAAACTCTCCGTACACCTCCACTCGCGCTTGGGTGCTGTCGGCGCCGTACTCGGCGATGATCTGCTCGTAGACGGCTTTGTCCGTATCTTCAACTTGCCGCGCGTCGATGTTCTGTGTTTGCCAGAAGGCTCGTTTGCCGTTGAAGCACTCATAGAAGTACCCCTCATTGCGTCGTGGGTTGCTGAACGCACACCAGAAGCGGTTCGGTGTGTTCTCCGTGAAGAACCCCGCCGTCACCGACCAGATCGCATCGGGTATACCCGACGCCTCGTCGAAGATCACCATTACGCCATCGTGATTGTGCACGCCCGCGTACGCGTCCGGGTTCTCCTCACTCCACAGCCGCCCCTCGACCGACCAGTAGCGCGTACCTTTCTTCAGGTCTCGTTCCACTAGCTCCGCGAGCCACTTGGCCGGCATGACGCGTGTGGCGGACACCTCAAACCAATGGCTGTTGATCAGCAGCGCCAGCCACTTGGTGACCTCGGCCCAGGTGACCGACCGCAGCTGCGCCTCGCTGTTAGCCGACACGATGGTCGTTGAGCCGATGCGTGTCGTTAGCATCCACAGGATGAGCCAACTGACGAGGGCCGACTTGCCGATACCACGACCGGAGGCCGTCGCCATGCGCATGACCTCATACGCAGAGGCCGTCTTGTTCTTGGCGATGTGCTCGGCTAGCTCCCGCAGCACCTTGCGCTGCCACTTGCGCGGCCCGTGGAAGTGCTCCAGCGGCGTGTCCTTCTGCCCCCACGGGAACGCGAACAGCACGAATGCCTCCGGGTCGTCCTTGATGGCGGGCGTCCACAGTTGCGCCATGAGGCGCTGCTCGTCCTCGGCGCTATAGATCGGTAGTTGCATTAACGAATCAGAGCGTTTTGCGAAACAGGCGCAAGTTGGTTAAGGCGGACGTTTAACGGCCTACCTTGACCCGGCGGCAAAACCTTTCCTGCGTACAAACGAACCGCTTTATACAGCGGGCCGCCACCAAATTCCGGTGTCATCGCAAGTTGGCCTTCTGTTGTTGTTGTTTGCGTTTGACCTGGCGGCAAAGGATTAAAGTCGTAATCCTCTTTAAGAACCAATTGCTTGGTCTTGGGGTCAACGCCATAGGCAATACGTCCAAACGTCTGCTCAAGCGCTTCTGGCATAAGGTTTGTAAATACGTTGCGTTCATCCTTTTTCTGAATGGGGTAATCTTCGTACCCGATCACCGGCTTAATACGAAACGTCAGGCCAACCTTAGAGTCGGTTAGGCCAACAAGGCGCGGATAAGGAATCAAACCACCAGAAGTCAGGTTGATGAAGTCTTGAGTAATAACGCCTTTCTTGTACTGCCGGATAGCGTCTAAATCCTTTTTGTACAAATCAGCAAACTCTGGATACATCATCTTGTCTTTATCTTTTTTAGCAACAGCATTTCTGTGCTTTTCTAGACTTTTAGCAAGATATTGTTCGTATTGAGTTAGCGACGGCTCAATTGATTTGTATTTGCCACGAATAACGGACATAAGCGCTTGGCGCTCTGGTTCCTTCATAGAAGATTCCGTAATCGGGTCTTTGCGAGCGTCTACGACAGATTCAAGGAAGATGCGCTTATGCAGCGGCAAGTTTTCTCGATTGACGTTTCTGCCATACAGTTCAAGGCCTGCCTTAACCAGTTTGTCGGCAAAGGTTAAATCTGGCTTGAACGGCTTTTTAGTCTCCGGCGGCATAAGCGGGAACCTCCTGTTCGTACTTTAACGTTGCGGTCGGCTGGTGCGCTAGTGCAGCCGGTGTATCCGACAGAACTCGGCCCTCGATAACGCGAGCGTTCGCCTCTTGCAGCGCCGCTGTGATGCTAATCTGCTGCTGGATGTCCACCTGCACCTGCTGCTTGGCGACCCAGCCATGCACGTGCTGGAGTATGGCAAGAGAAGCCTTTGTATCGCCATTGCGAGCCGCAAGACGCAGTTGGTTCGCGGCCTCAGATTCACTATCTGCACGACCCTTGGCCTCCGCCATCGCTGCCAGAGGATCCATCTGGCATAGCCGCCTGTATTCGGTGGGCAGCATCCCCGCTGCCAAGGCAAGACTATCACCCTTCAACCCGAGCGCGGCGGCGTCATAAATCGCCTGAAGGCGCGCTTCGGTGGCCTTGATCTCACGAGGCTCAAACGGGAGCGATTTGAACATGCGTCAACAGTACCGTGCGCGTAAGGAAATGGCAAGCGGTGTGCAGGATCCCCTGCCGGGAGGCCGCGATCCACAACATCCGTGTGGCCTGTGTGCCGGGGCGGAGTGCCTTAGGTATGCAGCACTATTGTGCCTTCAGCTTCCTCCCGGTCGCTACCAGCGCACCTGGTCAGACACCGCGACGAAAGGTTAGCAAAGAATCCTTTAGCAAGGCAACACGCTAATAAAGGATACGGCTGTAAGCAATGGGCTACAACTGTAAGCAATGGGCTTACGGCTGTTTGCTGAAAAAATAAAAAATTTTTTGTGGCCCCATCGTAACAGTGACCTGTCGCCTCCATGACCCTCCCCCCCATGCTCTCAGCAAACGAGCCGTCAGCATGCAAGCGTAACGTTATAACGTAACAGCTAGTCGGCGTGTCGAGCTGCCAGCCGATCGCATCCAGGCTTGTGGGCGTTGGGCAATTTGGGCAATGCCCAAGCAAGTCGGTTTTGAACCATGCGGCCGTCAGCCGTTGGGCAATTTGGGCAACCAAAAGCAAATAGCCCAAAATGCCCAATGGCGGGCGTTGGGCAATTTGGGCATGACCCACCAGCATCGCTGCCGGCCGAGGATTTCACTGTCAAATTACGCTTGTGAAATTTCACAGCCTAAAAATAGAATTTCCACCTTTAGCAGACAACCATGACCCAAATTGCCCAAGACTCTCAATTCGGCCTGCACTTTCAATTAGTTAGCGGTGGGCAATTCTCCCCAAAAACATGACCCAACGCATGACCCAAATTGCCCAACGCCAAAAATACATAGCAACAAAGGCCACTAATATCTGTAAAACAATCCTTGACAGACTATTCGGCCGCATTTAATCTGTACTCACTGACAACGCACTTGGAGTACACGCCATGAAAACAATCCGCGACAAATTCAAATCACACCGCAACGGTTGGACAACATCATTTGAGCAGCAATACCACAACGGCATGATCACGGTAACAATCCGCACCGACGCCGGTGAGGTATACGATCGCATCCGTTGTGATGACTACCGCAACGCCATGGATTACTGGCGCGCCTTTAATGGTATCGCCAAGGCGGTGCGCTCATGACTCGCATTATCAACACCACCATTCTCTGCTGCGCCGCCGTCGCCGCGTTCGGTTTCGTCGCCGACGATATCGCGCTCACCTATGGCGCTGTCATTGTCGGCGGCATCGTGTCGGTCATTGACTACCTGCGCGACACTCTGTAAACTTATTTCGTACAGTAAACTAACCTAAAGGACTAATCGCCATGCAATACTCACTCACTATCTCTCTCGCCACCTTGCGCGCCGCCCGTACTCATTCGGCCGAAAAAGACTTGCGCACCTATTTGTGCGGCGTCTATCTTGACACGCAGCGCGGTAAGGTAGTCGCCACTGACGGCCACCGGATGCTAGTCGCCAATGCGCGCGGCGTTATGTATCCGACGGGCGCCGCCGTCATCATCCCGAATGACTTACTTGACGCAGCGCTAAAGCAATTCACGGGCGACTACGCACGCGGCAAGTCATTAGGCGCTGCGGACGTGTTGATCACGGTAGACGGCGCGCAAAATACCCTGACGATCAAGACGCCATCCGGCCAGGTGCAAGGCCAGCCACTTTCAGGCCAATTCCCTGAGTGGCGCCGTGTTGTGCCCAAAGGCGATGAAGTGACGACGACGGCACCAGCCGTGATCAACTGGCAATACGTCACCGATGCGTGCGACGCCATCACCATTGCGCGCAATGTGCCGAAGTCCAAGGCAGGCCAGCACCCTGTGCGTGTCCACCAGCGCGGCGAGTTTCCGTCGGTCATCTGCGACACCGACGCGGATATCGTCGTCATCGTCATGCCACTGCGCAACGATATGAGCGCCGAAGCGCCGCGCAATGCGTGTGGCATGGCGCACCTAGATGCGCTGCCGTACAGCGATGAGACGCGCGAGACCGTCGCCGCCGAAGCTGCCTAACATGGCGAAACGCGCGGCGCCCATGGCCGCGTGTCTACGGGTGTGACCCGTACTGATGAGCCACTAACCTAAACTAAAGGAAACAACGCCATGGGATACACCATCAACGACAGCGACAACCGACACAATGGCTGGACAAACTACGCCACCTGGCGTGTCAACCTGGAAATATTCGACGGCATGGATATACGCGACGACTTCGGCGACGACTTGCCGAGCACTCACGCGCTCGCCGATTGGCTGGCCGATCTCGCCGACAACCACGTTACTAACTTCGGCTCGCTGGATGGCGCCGCCGTGGACTACGCCCGCGCGTTCCTCGCCGATGTTAACTGGCGCGAGATTGCCGAACATATGTTAGACGCCGCGCGCGTCGATGCTGAAGCCTGATTCATCACAACTAACTGGAGACCTAAAACTATGAAAACTGCAACACTCGCCGCGCTCGCCGTGGCTACCCTCACCACGACCGCGCAAGCGGGCATATTCGCCACAAGCCCCATGGCCGCGCCGATGAAGGGGCGCACGGTACTGACAACGGACGCGTGTGCGCTGCCGCTGGATGCCGCCGCGCTCGGTACGACGGCGGGCAACCTAGCGGGCATGCGCCGCGCGTTCTACTACCTCGACAGCGGGCGCACGGAAGAGGGGTGCTGGCGCTACGATGCCGAAACGGTCGTCCTCGCATGGCCAGCATCGAAGGTGCTCACCCGCCGTCCCGTGGGTAACTTCAAGGTGACTGACCGCAAGGCTACCGCATGGGAGGCGCTGCGATGAGCAAGGCCAACTATGTGATCCGCTACACGGCGGGCGGCGCTGAGTACGAGGGGCGCTACATGCTGCTAGAACGTGACGCCGACGGGCGGTATACGGGCGTGGCGC